CGAAGCCAAACGGAAATCCATTTTTGCCTCCAGGACCATCAAATTATAATCAATCAAGCGGCGTATGCGCGTTTCGCTTGACACGGCTATGCGTTTCACTTTGTCTCGCTCATCTTCCCAGCCGTCAGTCTCCTTCCATTTTGAAAGTGTTGTTTCTGACACGCCCAACATTTTGCCTATATCAACTTGGGTATAATCACCCAACATGTACAAGTCTTTCGCTGCTTGCCTTTTTTCGTTTTTTGCCATGCTTTTTTTTAAATTTTGCCACTATTAGTGGCAAAATTAGAGGTATAAATAAAATAAAAATAGGCTAAAAAGACGACGAGTTAAATAGTTAACTTATTGACTGTCAATATCAAGATAACGAATTTAAAGCACTTGCACGCCCCGTTTTTTGTGGCGAAATTTGTACTATCAATCAAACGAAATGTTTTTTTATGGATATTCTAATTAATGACGAAAATGTTGCCTCCGACCATAAATTCCGCATACTGAATGCGGGTATGGACTTGACACGGTACAAGGCAAACAATCAGATTTTGTATTTCCACAATGACCAATTGTTAGCAATTGGCAATGTTGAGAATGTCCGTATTGAGGGGTCAAAAATGTTTGGTACAGTCAAATGGGATAATGAAGATGAGGATGCCGAGACCAAGCGCATTATCAAAAAATACGAAAGCGGTGTAATGAAAGGTTGGTCAGTCGGTATTTTGCCGATTGAGTTTGTTGACTTGAAGCCAAACGAGGGCGGTGATTTAGTGGCAATGAAAAGCGAGTTGTATGAAATCTCCCTCGTGACGCTTCAATCAAATCGGGCAAGCGTGACGGTCAAATTGATGAACGAAGTTGAATTGATGAAACTGGGGCATAGCAAAGACGGGCATTTTGAAATTAATAAAATTTTAATTCATTCTAAAAATTCGGATATGAAAAAAGTATTAGCTGCGCTGGGTATGGACGACAACAGTACAGAAGACCAAGTTGTGGAGCGTATCAATAAGATGAAAAGTGAGCAATTGAACCTCCAAGCGGCAATGGTAGCAGACTTGGTTAAACAAGCGATTGCAAAAGGGCTGACAACCGAAACAAATAAAGAGAATTTCAAAAACTTGGCAACTGCCAGTTATGAAGCCGCAAAAGGTTTGGTTGATGGCTTTGTGGCGACCCCCAACCCCAAAGGGGAGCAAGGGGAGCAAGGTGCAGCTGCGCCGACTAATTTGACGGAAGTATTGACCCGCTTAGCTGCAAATGCCCAAACTACTGAGGGGAGTCCAAAATCGGAAAGTGATGCGGATAAATACCTCCGTTTGGGTTCAGAAGATAAGTTGGATGCTTTGGAGCAATCGAACCCTACGGAGTTCAAGAAATTGGAGTCGGCTTATGTGGCGCAATTGAACGCAAGCCGCCGCCGTAGATAGTGGGTCTTAGGTTTTGGGTTTTGGGGTTTTGAGTTTTGAACATTTTTTAAATTATCAATAAATGGGTGTCAATAAAGAAATTTGGGCAAGGGAGTTCGCTGCCAATATTTTTCCTGACAATTCGCATATTTCTAAAATGCGGTCAGAAGACGACAAAGTGTCGTTTAAAAGTGTGAATCGCTTGCAGTCAGGTGCATTACCAACGGTTTTGTTGGACGATGCAGGGGTGCGCACCGAAGCAACCGAGCGTACTGACACAGTTGTCAAATATGACTTGCACGAGTTCAAAACCGTGCCATCGTCTATTAAATGGTCGCGTCAAGAGTGGTCAAGTGCCGATGTACGTGCAGATATTCAAGGTGATCATGTGGGTCAATTGGATACTCGTGCCACTGATTTCATCACGTATGCTTGTGCTGCGACGGGAACAGGTGTGGCAAATATCGTCCGTACAACTGGGTCGGCTCGTCTCGCCAGTGCCAGTGCTGCGACGGGCAATCGCAAAGCCTTTTTGAAGGCTGATTTACGCAAAGCACGTGCCTTGATGAACAAAATGAACGTGCCGAAAGAAAACCGTTATGCGGTATTGCCTGCCGAATTTGAAGACGATTTATTGGGCGATGACCAAGTATTGAACAGCCAGTTCATGAACCAAGGCAACCTCCCAGAGGGGGTTGTTGGCAAACTGTACGGCTTCAATATTATGACTCGTGCCACAGTAGCTGTTTACAATTCATCAGTTGTGCCTAAATCGCCTTTTTCGGCGGGTGCGGCGGGTGATTTCAGTGCCGCTTTTTGTTTTCAGTCTGATTTTGCGGGTGCAGCTCTCGGTATGGTGAAGGTATTCGCCAATCAAGACGACCCGAATTATCACGGCGACGTGTTTTCGGCGGCTATCATTGCAGGTGGTTCAAAGATTTATGAAAATGAGCGTGGCATCGTGTGTATCGTCGAAGATGCATCCGCTTAAAAAATATAAAATACCTAAGTCCTCGCGACGATAATAATCAAAACGTTGCGGGGCATAACGCTTTTAACGCAACTAAAAAATGGTGGACGAAAAAACGCCTTATCAGAAAATATTGACAGACTGGATTTTTAACCAATCGGTCGGGGTGGTGATTTCGCTGTGTTTTGTGGCTTATGGGCAGTATCAGAACAATCAACTGGCAAGGCAAGTCGAAAAATTGGACACACAGGTTAAAGATTTGCTCATCTATGAGCGTGATAAGATGGGCAAAACATTAGAAGAAAACACAAAAACACTCGAATTTTATAAAAACTATCACCGTCATTAAAATTTTGATGAATCATGGCAAAGAAAGTAGCAAAGGAAGTAAAGGTTAGCGAACAGGTCGCCGCCTTTTTCAAGCAAAACCCAAAAGCAGCCTCGGTGGTCATGGTCGGCGACCAAGCATTTTTGGGCAGCTATTACGGTGCGGCAAAAGAATACGCCGAACGCACGGGGCAAAAATTGGAAGAAATCAAAAATCCAAACTTGGCAACGACAGACTCCGAAGAAACGGAGGTTGTTGAAGCCACAAACGAAGCATAATGGCTAACGACGTAATAAGATATATCGTCGCCGACGGCGGTTTGGGTATTACACCCGAAGGTGAAGACCATGTAAGTGCTTTAGTATTTGGCATGGATGCACCGACTGAATACGGTACAAAAAAGGTCAAAGAATACAACGACTTGACGCAAGCTGTTGCCGATGGTATCACACAAGGCGATGTGGTGTATGGTGAGGTGTATTACCAATTGTCGGAGTTTTGGCGCATGTCTCCTGGAGCGACTTTGTTTGTCGCTTTTGCTTTAACGGATATGGCAGCGCAATTGTACGCCGCCAGTGCAGGACGCATCAAACAAGTCGGGTTTATGACAACCGACTTGACGAATGGCGTTGCAGCGGCACAAACGGCAGCAAATACATTGATGTCCACCTATTTTGCGCCGTGCGAATTTATCGTAGCTTATGCGCCTACGGGGTCGAGTTTCGACATCACGACATTGCCCGATTTGCATACGCTTAATTCTAAGAATGTAGCCGTTTTGATTAGTGGCTCTGATACAGGCGAAGGGGCGGCGATTGCGGCGGGTTTGGGTCGTTTGTATATTCCTGCTTTGGGAGTGGTATTGGGTGGTGTCAGTTTTGCCAGTGTATTTATGAATATCGGTTGGGTTGAAAGGTTCAATTTTATGACTGCCGTTGAAAACGCCGAGGTGCGTTTGTGCGATGGTGTAACCAACAGCACTGATGAAACCTTTGTGGGTGTAGTCACGAGCCTTGCCACTAAAGGTTATTTATTTATGCGCAAATGGGCGGGTATCAGTGGCTCTTATATCCGTAGCGACTATACGGCAACGTCAGCAACGTCTGATTTTTCGAGCATCCGAAACAACCGCACGATGGGTAAAGCCATCAGAGGTACACGGGCTACGCTTTTGCCTAAAGCCAATGCGCCCCTATACGTGGATGGCAAAACGGGCAAATTGGCTGCCAACACAATCGAAGAATTTAAGGCGGCGGCTGAAAAGCCACTCCGAGAAATGAAACGGTTGGGTGAGGTATCGGACTATGGGGTATTGATTAACCCTGACCAAAACATCTTAGCAACGCCATCTCTCAGTATTAAAATCCGCATTGTACCCGTCGGTTCAGCACAAGAAATAGTGGTAACGCTGCAATATGCCGTGACCGCAAATTTTCAATAGCCTCCGACGCATTGCCTAACGGCGGGGGCGGTGGTGCAGTAATAGGCATTGCGGGGGCGATTATTTTTGATACCGATAATGGTATTGGGAGTAGTGTCTTTTTTGATAACGACACCGATGGTCAACCGCCTTTGATTGTCATTTTTGATAACGAATAAATTTTTGATAGTATGAAATGTTATAAATTATTACTGGGTTTTTTGCTGTTTTTCATCCCCCTCAGTATGGAGGCGCAAACAGAGTTTAAAAACTTGCCCATTACAGCCGTAACCGATGATGTAGAAATTCAAGTGGGTAAAACGGCGGCTGGCAAAACAGTAGCTCGTAAGATTAGTATTGG